CACCATTCGTCGCACCTCTGAGCGATTGTCCTGACAGTGGGGTAAACGTCAGCGGGAAACCCGTCCCTTGAGCGTAGTCGTTCGTCGACACTGCTCCCAACGTCGTCGGTGCTACTCTCCACCAATTGATGTACAGGTTCGAATCCGTGTAGAACGTCATTGTTGGGGAGCTCAACGTGCTCGTCTTGTAGACTACATGCGGAGGCACCGGGTCGTATTGTAACGTGGTCCCATCTGTTGCCACCAATCCTGCTGTCAGGTTGGAGGTGGATTGCGTTGATAACACGAGCACTTGTGCGACACCCAGTCCAGTCGTCGAAAAGTTGTCTACCGTACTTGTAATCATCTTGGCATAATCGGTGTACGATTGACTTGAATTCGTTAACGAAACAGGTATCATCTGCAGATAAGCGAAGTCCAGTGCTGCTTTGCAGAAAAGCTCGACATTTATCGCCTGGTTGCCCGTCGATGATGTTGCCAGTTGCATTAGTACGTAGATTGCTAGAGTTCCTCCGGTCGTTCCATCCGACATATAATGGTACATAACATTTCTCTGGTCCATTACATTTTTCGATACACACTCCAACGTTTTGGGATCCAATATAACGTACTCGAACATTGTAAACTGAGCTGGTGACGTGATCGAAGAAACTGAAATGTTCGGTGGCAATCGTACCAGGGCCAATGCGCCTGCATGGAACCCTGTACCCGCAATCTTGAGCTTGTAGTCCAAACCTCCGACCCAAACATTGTACATCTTGCTCAGATAGGCCAAGTTTGCAGGAGTACCCGAAGGTGATATTTGCGTCGAGTACAGCAGTGTGCCTGGCAACTGGTTGGTCGTCCACGAAAACGTCGTCAGGTGCATGAACTGGGTGTAGAAGAACGGATCTAAAATGTTCACATTCCCTGCATGGGGTCCCGCTTCGGCAACAGTTGGCGCTGGAGCCACTGCAATGTTGCTCAAGGGAACAACAGCTTGATCGTCGTTGCCAGTGATCGTGCTCGACGGCATCACAGCTGGTGCAGGCGTGCCCGCAGAAGATTGGGCATGTAAACTCTGCACTTCCTCTGCTAGGAAAGCGTCGACAATAGCTGCATGTCTGGCAGCGGCTTTTGTTGAGCCTACGCCGGCGTGCATTGAGCAGCCAATAGTTACAACGGCTGTCCAACTCCCCTCCAGTTGTTGGCAAAGAAGTACTGCTTTGTTGGTCGGACGTACTTGCGCGTACGCCAACCACTTGTTCATCAGCTCCTGCTGCGAAGCAATCCCCGATTGCATCGCTCTCATGTATGACATCCATCGTTCCTCGTGTAGGGCCATCTTTAGTTTGAGCACTGAATACGCTAGCTAACACACTTGAAGAAGGTAAGATTAGATTGATCTTGCTTTTAGCCTCTTCGGACAATGAAGCCTCACGGTCAGGTATTGTCTTTTTAAAATAAATTGATTCAAAAGTCACTCGCCATGGCTCAAAAATCATGGGCTGCAAACCGTTAAGTTTGCAGCGGTAGTTTACGTGCTTGACAAAAGCCTCGTAATCATTGGGGCCACGTAGTGCTAATTCATTGGCGACATTTCTCATAGTGTCGATTAGAATTTTCTCATCGTAGCCGTATTTGTCAGGTTCACTAAACCAGTGGTGAGCAGTGTTATTTTGCGTGTAGCAAATAGCCTTGTTCACTGAATCTAGATGTAGTGGCATGACAATCAAAGGTTTGTTTGGGTCCAATGGCAACAGACAGAAGGATCTCTTAATGAAATCCAACTTCTCGAGCGGCAAATCGGAAAAATCATCTGATAATTTATCAGCTGGTGTGATTTCCAATCCTAAGCTCACCATGACCTTAGCAAAAGCTTTGAAGGTATATCCAATTCGCTCTCTTGCAATTGGAGAGACAGTCTCAATGACGTCATCACCCATACAAGCCATTCGCACGTGAAGGCGAAAAGAGCGCAGATTGTGTTCTGCTGTGTCGAGAGTTATGACAGACCATGCATATAGATGGTACAACATGTTGATGAGACAGTTGTCGGGACAAGTACCTGGTTGTCCTGATGGCATTCCTCCGGGATACTCAACGATATGTCTTTCGTAAGTAGCCAAAATGTGCTCACATCCCGATTCACGAATTGCCTTGCGGACAACATCGTGCTCAGGGAGCCATTCAACGTCAAATTTTCGATAGAGGGAGTTAATTACGTCGGTCACCTCCTCCTGGAATCGTCGTGGTACACAACCATCCCAGTTCTTGAAGTCAGCTGCAAAGCCTATGTTTCCTACTTCAAGCAACGATCGAAAAAGTTCGTTGGATTCTGAACTCGCTGGGTCAAAACCAATCTTAGGTGGTAGTGATCCATGGAGTTGTGCTAGAGTGCAGTAAAATGCGTGCATGTATCGTCTATGCTCTAGCACATATTCGATTGGGGCTGCAGTGAAAGCACGAGCTTTCCCTTCAGCCACTTTCTCAATTGAGATTACAAAGTCTTTTAAACAAGTGTTGTAGACTATTGCAGTTCTTTGACCTTTCATGCATGCATCATGAAATTGAGACAAATTATCGGAGACGACTTTCCCGAAGCCATCTTTCTTCAATTTGTAAATTGGTCTAGTTTCAGTAGCTATCTGGTCGAAAGCCATTTTCTTCGTCGTAAAAGCCGAAGTATAGCAGTATGGATAGCCGGTAGAAGAGTTCATATCAATGCCCTTCGAATCTCCGTATGCAGTTGCTCCATTGATGGCTTCTTGTAGTGTCAAGACTTTTAAGTTCACATTGGCCCTCGAAAACTCCTGTTCGAGCCAAGCGACCAACCATTCAGAAGCAACGTGCATATGGTAATCATCAATGTCTGGTTGTTCATGATCCCATTTTAGGGCATTGATTTCAT